AATATTAGTCTTTGCTACATATGTAATGCCGCTTTTTCCATGATTTAAAATGCATTCTATCGCGGAACAACAGTCACTAATGTATATCCAATCATACATACTTGAACCATCGTTTTTAATCATCACTAATTCTCTACTAACTGCATTAATAATAGATTTTGGAATAAATTTTTGAAGTTGTTGTCGAGGACCATAACATCGAGCAAGTCTAATAACTATATCAGACTGCACAGGATCATCATTCCATGATAAAACTTGAATAAATCTTTTTACATTACATTTAATTTGTTGTGGAATGAAATTAATAACAATATCAATGTCATATAGTTTAAATAAATGCTCTGATTTATTAATATCTATCTTTTCAAATACAACTGTATCTCTTACTTTATCTAAATTTTTTGTTTCTTCCTTATCAATAACAATGATTCTATCATTATTATATTTAGCATTTAATAATTCAACAAAATGAGACCCGACAAAACCCATTCCACCAATTACTAAAATTGTTTTATTGTAATTTCTCATTCTTTTTTTCTTTTATTTTAATAGCGCCAACTACTTCCATATTAGTCTTCACTTTATCATTATTCATCATTTTATTACTTTGATTCATAAGATTTTTGGCATCTTTTTTTCTTTCATGTAAATGTAATGAATATTCAATTTCATTCATAATCCCTCCATTCTCAAATTTTCAAATAATATCTTTTGCTTATCTGTTAATTGTATTGGAATATCAACAATAAACTCAATAATCTCATGTCCTCTAACTTTAGTTATTCTGTCCGGTAAACCTTTATTTTTAATAATTAATTGTCTAACATTTATAATATTTGGACTTACCATTATTTCATTATCATTTTCACATAACATCTTAATATTAATTTTACAACCTAATACAGCTTGTGATAATGACAAATGTGCAGTATAAATAATATCTTGCCCTCGTCTAGCAAAATATTCATGAGATTTAATTTTCAATTGTACTACTAAATTTCCACAAAGACCGTTATTCTCACCACAATGACCATAATATTTTAATATTATAATATTCTCATTTACTCCCACATCTATATCTAATGTAGCAATCGAATCTTTTAATACTCTACCGGTCCCAGAACAATTATTACAATCTAGCTTTAGAGCATGCCCTGACCCATTACATTTTGAACATATAATAACGTTATTTATAGTAAAATATCCCATTGTTTTAGTATTAAATAGCTTTCCTTGACCTTTACAATTGGGACATATTTGTTTTTCAAAATTTGTCGTGCCACTGCCAGAACAACAAACACATTTTTCATATTTTTTATATTTTATTGTTTTCTTACAACCTTTTAACACTTCCTCAAACGTTAAGTCTAAATTAATTGCTATATCTTTGCCTGTTGATCCTCGACGAATTGTTGAAAATGAAAAATTTGAAAAATCAAATTGCTGTTGTAAATCATATTGTTGTCTTTTGATGGGATCTTTAAGAACATCATATGCTGCAGTTACTTCAGTGAATTTTGATGCAGCTTCGCTACTATGATTTTTATCAGGATGGAAATCTTTTGCGAGTTTAAAATATGCAGATTTTATTTGACTATCAGTCGCATCCTTAGATAATCCAAGTATTGAATAATAATCTTTATTAACAACCCTAGCCATATCTACTGTCAATCAGAATCAGACGTGATATGACACATCGTTTTCAATGACCTGGTGGCATCCGTATAATCAGACGCATTTACAATACATTTCTTATCAGAAATATTATTGAAATATCCTAATTTTAATTCTAAAATTGATAAATTAGACGACGTTGGATCAAATACAAAAATAGTTTTTGAATTTTTATGACTAACAGATTCAATACTACATTTTTTTGTTTTTAAATATGAAGCAAAATATAAATCAGGTGTAATAATTTTATTTTCATCATTATCAAGATGACATAATGTTTTTAAAGCCCTAATAGCATCAGCGAAAGCAATAGCTATTACAGAACATTTTTCTGAATGGTCATTATTGAAATATCCATGTTTTAATTCTTGAGCTGATAATTTAGAATCACTGATATCAAAAACAAATGTTGTTTTCGATCCTTCTCTTTCAATGTCAACTATCTGGCAGGATTTTGCTTTCAAATAGGCGGCAAAATATAAATCAGATGTCGATAATTTTTGTTCATTCATATTTCATCCTATTTACATTTTTTTTATTTTTTTCTGAATTTCTGCAAGCTTCTCACTAACAGTATCTATAAAAGCTTCTAATTCCACTTTATTATCAGCAATGTCGTCTTTTATCTTTTTTATTAATGTAGCTACATCAGCTCTAGTTTTCTTAATTTCACTATTATCATTATTAGATTCATGAGTATGGTTTTTTAAAGAAACAACAGTATCATTTATTTTTGTAATCTTATTTACTATTTCATTAAGCAATTCATTTATTGATTCAAATTGCCGTAAATTATTTGACCGTTCTTCATCAACTAATGTTTCAATTACAACAATTTTCTGATTAATGTCACTACATGAATTATCAATGTGATTTGAGAGTGACAATCCGTGATCAGTAATAGTGTTAATAGCTGAACGAATTACATCATTTTCAATTTTTGAAATTTTACTGTCAATTCTATTATCAAATTGACCCAATTCAATCTGTTTTGCTAAAATTTCTTTTACTATTTTTTCAATCCATTCTCTAAATCCAAACATATTAATCTCCTTAATTTTATTAATCTAAAAAGGGAGCTCGATCGAACTCCCTTTTTTACGATCTTAAAATTAACCAATGCAAATAATCAATGCCTGCGATGATCCTAAACTACTAGTTACTGTTGTTGTTGTCAATGCAGCATTATGAACAATTGTAATTCCACTAAGAACTACTGCAGGCGCTGTAGGAGTTGTATTATTGATAACTTGCACTCGAGGAATAACACCCAAATTATGAGTTATCACAATTGAACCACCATTGCTTAGCGTTGCAGTATCATTAATGCTAATCTTATTTGCAGCAAGAAAACGATGAATGTCACCAGCCTGATAGCTCAAAAGAACTTCTGTTGTGTCCAGAAGATACTTCGAAGCACCAGCATTCAATTTAATATCACGAAGAATTGGTGACACACCTTTGATGTAACTTCCAAGATCATTGAACTCCAATACTCCACTTGACAAAAGACTTGTAATCTTCATACAATCTCCTCCTATGTTTTAAATTAAGTTGTTGTTACCAATTTACCACTCGTATCAACTGCTGTAGGTATGAATCGTTTTTCTGCATCGTTCCAACCTACTACAGCAGTTGTCCGTAATTCTGGATATTGCAATCTCATTAAGCCATTAGCCGTATACGGTGCAATAACTATCGGGCCCTCAAATGCTTGTTCGGCACCTGAAATGACCGCTTTCATTTTAATGTAATTTGTAATATCATTATTCCATCCGGGTATCAAACTTGGAACAACATTCAATACTACTTTTTTGTAATAAGAACGAATTCCAAATGCTTCTGGCTGAATATTAGGACCATTCTGTACACTACCTAATAATTTACTAAATCCACCGGAAGATGAAGAATCCCAATATACATTATAAGATTCAGGTGTCGTCAAATTACTTGCATTTGGTCTAACGGGCCACATCAAGGTTATCCGATCAGACAACCTATAAACTACTTGAATCTTATTATTTATTGCCACTTGCCCGTCTCCTGTTTAAGATTTTTTACCAATTTTCATCTTATTTCTAATTTTCATCTTAATTTCTTTCTTAATATCAGCTGCTGTATGCTTTGCCTCAACTGGTCTTCTATCATCTCTTGCAGCAACTAATTCATCAACGCCAGGTGTAACTTCATCTGCTAATTGATCAGGTTCGAATTCCTTTGCACCAAGTACACCTTCATCAATTCTTCTTTTTTCAGCTTTTGGCCCATTAACTTTTACTTTACCAATCGCAGGCTTTAATGGCTCAGTCTCATCCTGCTGCTGATTTTTTATTAAATTACGTTTCAAAATTGAAGCTGCTTCTGCATCCGAAATCTTTATAATCCATCGCGCCCTAAGTGCAGCAGCCATAGATCTTGAAGATAATTCATAATTTTCATCTTTTGGGTCAAAAACATCATCTTTATCTAAATAAATGTTTTTGTCAGTTAATCTGAATTTTTCTTGAACTAAATACTTCATTTTAATCCTCCATTCATATAAATTTTTTGAATTTGTTTAATTTATTTATCCGCTTTGCCAACTTCATCTCTTTTATCTTTGAATGTTCCAGGACCAATATCTATCCATTCTTTATCTCCAGTCTGAGAATCCATATTAGCATCTGGATCATCTTTCTTCTCATTATGCTCGGAAGGATGAGTTGCTTCTTTTTTCAATAATTCTGCTGTTGCTTGCTGAATCAAACCTTCATCATCATCAGCCAATTCTTCTTCTTCAAGATCACTATCAAGTCCAAGATCATCATCACTAACATCACCTTCAGGCGCACCAATTTCTTCACTATAATCTTCATCCTCTTTTTCCATGTCATCAGCCATCTTATTCAAATTAACAGCTGATTTTGTCAAATTGGCGGCAGTACGTCTCAAACTGCTTGCAGTAGCAGCAGCTCGACCAATAGCATCTCTTTTATCACTTTGCCAATTATTCTTAGGAGCAACTTCCTCTTCATGACCTTTACCAATCTGACCAGTTTGACCCTTACCTGCATCATAATCATTCTGGACAGTTGCATCATATCCCGACGACAATTCATCAATATAACTAGCTTTCCTTGAACCTTTCATTTTTTCCTCCTTACAATTATTTATTTGACTATTATCGGATGCATGAATCTCGTAATCTGTCTTATCTATGGGCTGAAATATATTATCAAAATCACTATTATCAAAATCATGATACTTATCAACTAACCCATTATTATTTATATCATTTATCTCACGATTTGTTAATGTATGCGCTTGTCTTCTTTTCATAATCTATATCTCACTACTTACTACAATATAAAAGAAAAATTAAATATAAAATTTATTTACTAAAATAAGTTAATTATAAATTGTGAAGAAAATTTAAACTGATTTTTTTGCTTCCGCTCTAAAATTTATTAAAGGATGAGGGATTTGCTCTGGCATAATTTGTATATCAGTAAATCCCGCCCACGTTAAATGATCCCATAACATTTCCGGATACCACCCCCATAAATGGGGTGAAGTAATATCACCTTGACCGCCCTTATCTGTAGTATTAACTGGACAAAAGAAACAATTCAATATACCATATCTTGTTTTTTTATCTGCAGTTACAAACATCTTACATAATTCTTCAATATTTGGTACTTCAATTACAAGTTTTCCACCTGGTTTTAATATTCGTTTCCAATTGTTAAGAACCTCGACCACCTTGTATGGATTTATATGTTCTAGTAAATGCGATGCCAAAATCTCTTCAACAGAATTTTCTGGTAAATCTAATTCATAAACATCAGCAATAATCAATGCTCGCATATCATACTTATCAACACTAATATATCCAGGAAATTCCACACCACCAGATCCTAAATTCAATTTTATGTGTTTATTGTAACGAAGCATGTTTTTCATACCATTAACTTTAATTACATGCGTACTATATTCAGGAAATTCTTTGACAGAAAAAGTTCCTTCACCAATATGATATATTGGAAATCGACCTTCATTTGTAAAAGTAAAAATTAAATCATTATCCGGAACTACGACCTGTTTATATCCTGCAATTTGTGCTTTAACGCAAAAATCTATATCTTCTCCTCCTCCAGGACTATATGATTCATCAAGTAATCCAATCTTATCAAAAACTTTACTTCGTATCATAACGCAGAAAAATATCATTACATCATATCCGGCATAATTATCATACAATTGTAATGGTCCAGTGATTCCCACAGTTTCATCATTCAAAAATGGATGAACTAAAATATCTATCCAGGCATTATGCAGCAATCCCTTATCTAAAAGAATAGTATCATTATTTAAAAGAATGATATAATCACCTACTGCAGCTTTTATTCCAATGTTTGTAGCTTTAGTAAATCCAAGTCCGTCATCATACCAAATAAGCTTAAAAGGATGACCCAAACTATCAATATAATCTGCAGTATTATCTTTACAACCATTTGCCACAACAATTATTTCAACATCGTCAAGTTTAGTAAATTTTTTAATACTATCAAGACATGGTTTCAAACAATCTTCTAAATGATTGTATGTCGGAATGACAATTGAATATTTTGGCTTTTTCTGATGTTTACTATAAAGAATGTTTCTATTATATCTCATAGTTGAGACATTTTTTTGTTTTTTGTCAATTGTTGTCGGACTACTTGGATGATATAATGGAAAATCATTCTTTAAACCAATAGGAACAATTGAATAACCGGCTTTTGATATTCTTAAACTAAAATCAGTATCACTTAAATATCCTATTCCAAAATTGCAGTCAAATCCATTTATTTGATCCCAAATGTATTTAGGATACATTGCGCAACCACTATGTAATGCTAGCCCTAAAAATGGGTAATCTGCAATAAAAATTCCTGTAGCACCTGTTAATTTATCATTTAAAAATGGTTCATATAATTTGCTAATCCATGAATCAACCTCTTGAGGCAATAAAAGAGAATCATCATCAAGTAATATCAAATAAGATCCTCTAGAAGCAATTGCAGCCGAATTAACAGCAATTGGAACCCCAACTTTTTTATGATGATCTATTAATGTTATCCTTCTTTTTAAAGATTCTAAATGTGTAATAGCAGCATTATCACAACCATTTGCAGATACAATAACTTCTTTATCAATAAGATTTGTAAATTGAAACACTCTATTTAAACAATCAGAAATAACATCATTTGAAGCACATGTCGGAATGATAATACTAAATTTTGGTCGTCTGCGCAATACTATTAAACCATTTGAACCAATTATTTCAAAATCCATTTCCCAATTATCATTTGTTTGCAAAAAATCCTGTACAGCAAGTTGTAGTCCTTTTCTATCTAAATTAGTTTGCACTTCATCTTCTTGACCATATTTTGTCGTATCATGCAATAAAATATATTTTCTAACTTTATTTGCATGAAGTGTTAATTCTTGTGATAATTGTTTATAAGTGTGTAATGTGTCTATAAATAATAAATCAGTTTCTTCTATCTCAGTTGTCAAAACGTCATGCTCAATAAATTTGAAATCAATACCATTTTCTTTAGCAACATCAATAGCTTCATGAATATTTTCACATGTATAAATGTCATATGACGTCATTTTAATAGGCTTAGCTACAAGAAATGCATATGTAGAAAATACACCACGAACACCAAATTCTGTTATACATTCGCATCTACAAGCATATTTTCTCAATGTCGGAAATAATTTGTTAATATCACATTCATGATTCAAAGCAATATTATAAATTTTTTCTAATCTACTTGCATATTTATCTTCTAAAATTTTGTTGTTTCTTTGAATAATTTCATTTTTCATATCTACTTTATTAAACGTTCCATTACCTTCATGATATATCGGAAAACTGTAATCTGTCACTCCTTCACCAAATTGTTTTGATCCATCATTAGGAACTTGAACTAATCGATAACCAATTAATTCTGCTCTAAGTGAAAAATCACCATCTTCACCCATTCCTGGATTAAAATTTTCATCTAAAAATCCTATTTCATTTACTAATGATCGTTGAAACATACAACACCAAAAAGCAATTGATGTTCGATTTATTCCTCCACAGTCCCAGATGAATTTTATAGGACCAGTTATCCCTATGTTTGCACATTCAATAAATGGATTTTTTAATATTTCTATCCATCTATTTTTAGGTTGTTCAAGTAATATAATATCATCATTCAACAAAATAATAAAATCACCCAAAGAATTTTTTAAACCTATATTTACAGCTTTAGTATAACCTATTGGTTGTTCAAATTGTATAATTTTAGTATTTTGCAAATCGCTTCTGACATTGTCACAACCATTTGCAACAACAATTAGTTCAACATTATCCAAATCGGTGTATTTAACTATACTATCATAACATGATATTAGATTATTAAAATTGCAGGTGGGGATTATAATTGAAATCATACATCTCTCTCTGAAGAATTTTAATTTATTTAATTTATTGAAAAAAAAGAGAGCGGTTAATAACCGCTCTCTTTAACAATCTCTCAGAAATGTTATCTTGTAACCAAAATCTGAGATACACCTCTTGGGTTCCAAATACCAATCCCAATTTGTTCGAAGATACTCCAGCCGATCAGGCGGCTGTCAGGATCATCAGCTGGAAGAACAGTGATGTCGATACGTTGAGGCATAATTCCTAAGAATTTTTCCTCTGTGCATACATAAACTGTTCCAATAGGTACGATACGTGATACAATGATTTCAGCACCCCAAAGCATTGCCATAAGACCAGTAGCCAGCAAGCTTTTCTGAGTGACTGGATCGAGTTGATCACGACCCCATTTTCTGATGTCACTATAGTCACGAGCATTCATGAACATGCGAGCAACTCGCAAGTCATGTTTTTCAACTTCTGCCATAGCATCAGCGAGAGAGTCACGATCGAGAGAACCAGCAGCGTTCGTTACAGCATTGAAAGCAACGCCAGTTGTCGGATCGATCTGCGTTAGAGCAACATCAAAGGCAGCAAATCCAAGTTCATCTTCAGCAGCCTGAATTTCCTGTTTTGCTTTGTCCTGAGCACGGTCAATCAGATTATAACGTCTTTCCTTTACCTGTGTGAATGGAATCTTGGGATTTGAACCAAGTTCGAACAACGGTATAAGAATACGTTTTCCTTTAACGATCGTTTCTGGTGTTTGACCTTCTTCAGAGATTACGATAGCCGGAACATTGATGTCCTTATCGTAATAAGGAAGTGCGCCTTGAGGAAGAGGATCAACTACGATTGCTCTACGAAAAACGCCTTCGTAGTCAAGTCTTTCACGCAGAGGGTTTTGCATCGAAGCAGCAAGTTTCATTTTACCTTCTGCTGTTGAAAGGAGCTTATTAATAACAGCTTCTTTTTGTGCAGGATTGAGTTTCATTTAGTGTCTCCTTTAAAAATTCTATTCTAATGTTAAAAGTCAGTAATTAATCCCATATAGCAATTAAGCTATTATATAATAGTATTGAATCCTAAGAATGGGTTAGTTGCTGACGGAGCTTTTGTTACATAACCAACGATCATTGAACCAGTATTTTCTGTAGTTAACAAACCGAAATTTGAAACATACAGAGGTAAACCAATAGAGTTTACCCATGCAACACCAAGTGCTCCACCGGCTTCTGTCACTGTTTCATAAATATCAGTCTCATATGATCCAGGACCTGTCATAACAGTAACTTTTCCAGATGCAACTGCAGGTGTATTTTCAAAAGCCTGACCAGCAGCGTCATTAAGGAAAAAACCAATGACTTGCGGAATGTCACCTGATGCTGTATTATCAGCAGAAATATTTACAGTGTAGCTATCAACCATCATTGCAGCCATTCCTGCCATTGCTCCGGCAGGAGCATTAACACTAATACGACCAAGTGGTCGCGTAGCTTGAGCTGCTGTATTCGGACGAGTGAAACCAGTAGCTGCAAGATTGTACAGCGTGTTTCTATTTCCAGGGTATTTAATAATTAACATTTCATCCTCCTATAGTTTGTCTTAATAAAAAATTATTCAGTCTTACGCCATAGACTTTCGAGTTCTTGAACCTGTGAATCGCCAGCCATATCATTATGTTCGATTCTATCAGAAGCAACTTTTGTATGACCTTCATTGGCAATTTTCTTAGTATCTTTTTTTCCAGCTTCTTTGTCAGTGTCATCCGGTTCAATTTCACCAACGTCGTCTGCTTCATCTTCATCAATGTCACCAGCAACTGCAGCATTAATTTCCTCATCGGATGGCATTGCATCGTCTGCATCACCTGCAGGTTCTTCACTTGCTTCTTTTGTATCTTCATCCAATAAAGAGGCCAAAGGATCATCATCTTTCGGAGCATCTATAACATCGTCAGTTTTCTTAGCATCTGAATCATCAGCATCTGTAGCGGCTTTAATTTCTGCTGTCATTTCTGGTTTAGCAGCGTCTTCTACTTTGCCAGTATCTACACTTGCAACAGCAGGTTCAGCTGTCTTGAAACTTTCCATTGACTCTATCGGTTTTGCATCATCATCGCATTTTTTACCATCATCACCACATTTTTTTGCATCGTCATCATCATCACTTGTTTTCGCCATTGAAGCTTCAACTGTTGATGCAAGTTGTTCAGCTTCATCAGCTATTTCATCTTCTACATCAGCTTCATCAGTTTTGCCTTCAGCTTCAAGATCGTCAGCTTTCTTTCTGTGTTCAGCTGCAATCTTTTTATAAATGGAAGCAGCTGCTGCATATTTTTCATCGTCGTCATCTTCATCATCTTCTTCATCATCAGCAGTCTTAGTAGCTATTACGCTGTTTGCCATCTGTTCTGCTTCACCGGCAATTTCATTTTCAGTTACGGCAGCTTCTTTGTTTCCTGCAGTTTCAAGTTCTTCAGCTTTTTTCTTATGATCTGCTGCAATTTTCTTATAAATAGCTGCTGCAGCTTCAATTTCCATATCTTCATCAGAAAAATCATCATCATCAAATTCATCTTCTTCATCAACATCATCAATTAATTCATTGTCACCATCACCAACATCATCAGGACTTTCATCACTTGCAATTTTCTTTCCTTGAGCATCTACACCTTTTGGTTGATCTTTAATTTGAGCAGCAACATCAGTAGATGTTCCTTTATCAGCTTCAGCTTTGTACTGAGCATATTCATTAGCGACATTAAAGGCTTCTTTCGCAAGTGATTCACATCTTGCAGCTTTTGAATCTTCTTCATCAGCAGTATCTTCATCACCAGATACTTCAGCATCTTCAGCGGCTTGACGATGTAATCTTGATTTTCTAGCAAATCTTCGGCCAGCAGTAGCAGCATCATCTTCAGAAGCATAAAGTTTAATGCCGGCAACTTTCTTTTCAAGTAATGCAACTTCTTCTGTCGACATTGCCGTAATTTTCATTGCTTCCTTTTTAATCGTTTCAGCATCATTTGCAATCTTATTCTGACCAACTAATGTTTTTACAATTGCAAGTGCTCTGCGAGCTTTCTTTTCAACCATTGCTTCTTTTTCAAGCTTAGCAATCTTTTTCTTTAAATAAATATTCTCATCAGCGATAGAAGCTTCTTTTACTGATTTACCTTTAGCATCAGTATTAACAGCTTTTAAAGCTACACTTTGTTCTTCGCCCTTTGTATCTACATCAGGTTCTGCACCTGGATTTGTCATCTGCTTAGCGCATTTTGCATTCAACTTTGTAACTAAACCAGCAGCAAATTCTTTTGCTGTCTTTGTCTGAAAAGTATCTGCCCCTGCACGAATAATTTTTGTCACGCTACCATTCTTTAATAGCTGAATTCGATCGCCAGAGGTATGCACCCTTGCGGTCCATAATTCATTACTCATTTAATCCTCCTTGGATTAATGTTAACCCTTGCTGTTAAATTTCCAATCTTTGTTGTAAATCAAAGCATCAATGATTTATGTAATCAGAAGTAAAATTAAAACAATTGAAACTCTGGTTGAATCACAATAACCGACATTAATCGAGTTACGATTTAATTTTATTAATTTTTAAGTAAAATAAGATGTGAAAAAATATAAGATTTGATCAAATAAGTAGTGACTACCACATTGTAGCATCAACGTCAATATTTATATTGTCATCTTTTATAGATGCTTGAAATTTAAATAAAGTATTGTNAATCNTTTCGTATTTATACAAAAAGATTTATCATATTTTCTGCTTGCTTGTTTGGGCTTAATACACATAATATCATGTTGCACATTATCAATATGATTTTCATATTTATCTAAAAGTTGTGCTTGCTTTTCATTCCAATTAGCTGATTTAAATTGATAATATCGTCCATTCCACTTTCCAGAAAAAGCAACTAATTTATTTACACTAGCCCACTTAATTTTACCTTCAGTAAACATAGATTTTGGCAATTTTTCTTTTGTTCCTAATTTACTTCCTTCAATCCATCTAACTTCAATACCATCATCATCCTTTTTTAACACTTGGAATTTATCATCTGTATCAACAATAGTGCCTTGACGTTCAATAGATATATCATCATCAGTATATTTTTTTGCACATTTTTTCAATTGATCTTTATAATCCTGAATTGAAAACTTAGATATATTTTCGACTGGAATATTTTTAATCATGCCAACTCTTGGAAAATAAATAGCACAAGTATCAGCAACTTTTGCAATTAATCTACCTACAGTTTTTTCTGATAAAAAATTAAATAAATCAGAAGCTTTCCTATCACTTGATGGAATATCATATCTACTATTTAATATTACTAATGATCCATAATCTTCGCATTTTGCAGTTTTCTTTTTCCCTTTTCCAGCATCAATTACAGATTCTTCTTGTTGTTCATCAAATTTCTCTAATACATTATGAGGATCAGTATAAGGAATATCTGCATGAACATCTTCCGGTATGTAATCAACATTTTGTTCTTTTTCCGATGGATGCATAGCAGCAATTTTTGCAACTTCATTTTGAAAATCCATAGAATTTATACTCCTACATAAAATATTAGACAATAATTGCATTGAAACCTTATCTGATGCTACTAATTTTCTAAAAACAGCACCTGCAAAAGCAGGATTTGCAACAATTGAACAATCATAAAATGTATTTTTATAACATAATTCGCATGCTTTTCTATATTTACCATCAGCACACTTATATACCTGATTCTTATTTTTAATATGTATGCAATATTCTTTTTCATCGTGTGCTACATTACCACATATAGAACATACAGTATATTTTGTCGTACATCCCATTGAAACTGCATTTGCCAAACCTGTTTCAATATTATGTACTAAATCTTCATGTCTTTTGTCAACGCAAAATAGTAGATCAATTAATACAGTATCTCCCATATCACGCGGTACAGCGTCTAAAACTTTTCCTTTTGCGCGTTCAGGGTTTTGATCATGTTCAACATATACTGTACCATTAGTTATAAATGTCTGATAATCATTTAATAATTCATCTTTAGTCCACGCATCACCATTTGTATTAATATATTTTTCAGTATCTTTTGTAATGTAATAATCTGAATTTGGCTCAAGATTAACAGAAGCCATGATTGTAGTATGTATATATATATAATTATCAGGATCAATTTGACATACTACTCTTTGATCATCAGTCGGTTCTAAATTTTTATGTATAACAATACCTTCAGCTGTCGACACTTTATTTTTTACATCGGTCCACTCTGATGCAGACTTAATGAAATTATTCGACACTATTGAAAAAATGGCACCGTGTTTAATAAACATCTTGTCTCCTATTAATCAATTTTAGATTATCAATTAATAAAAGTAAAATCAATCAACTGTAAAATTTTCAATTAAATCTTTTAAGGAAGTATATACATGTTTGCATATTAGATATTTGCCTGTAGGATCACGTACGACTGGTCGGCTCAAATCAGAAAATGTTCTTTCACTATATCCTTGATCAACAGCATTAAAATCAGGACCATTCCATTTCCAAAACCTGCATGAACAACTAGCCAAAACATGTCTATTTTTTATTTTTCTTAACATGGATGGTTTAGTTAATTGTTGTGGCATATTAATTATAGTTATTCTAACAACTTTTCCATTGACTTTATAAACCCAACGATTTCCACTGTGACGCACAAGTATTGGCTCATGCTCAGTCGCACGATTAATTATTTCAACAGGAGTATTTGATAGTAAATAAGAAATTGTTACAGATTCTTTTTTCATATTGTCAATGACCTAATATCTGTTATAATGGCATCTATTGTATCTCTAAATGCTTTTCTAATATTAGATTCATTTCTCTGAAATACTTCAATAGACTTGCTTACAACATTTTTTGGATCTAATTTTTGTGCAACTTTTCTATTTGCTGTCGACATTAATTCAATTTTCTGAATTAATGTCTGTGCTTTTTTAGCAATATCATCACTAAATGTTCCTTTAACACTTTGTGTTGCACTAAAAATTGAATCGGTAGGACAAACTAAACAGTGATACACTGAAGCATAAATTTGTTTCACTCTTTTTTCTATATTTTCATTTAATAAAGAATTCGCAACTTTGTTAGTTAATCCATAATAAGCTGTAGTAATTTCATTTTCAGCTGCACTCATTAATTTTCTGGAATGTTCATCAATACCAATTTTCATTAATTGTTTTGATCTATCAGATAATTCTGTTGATACTTTTTTCTGATTATCAACCAATTCTTTTACTTTTTGAGGTGATTGAAACGGCATATTATCATAACCAACAGAAATTTCCGATACCGGTTTTAAATCAACCTTTATCTCATCCTCTTTTTCTTCACTAATTGCTTGTTTTAATCTACTATCATCAAATTGTCTATCTAACATATTATCTGCAATAAACATTTTTGGTACTTTTTTATTCTGCAAATCTTTCCGCGGTGGTTTTAATTTCTTTCCAGTATCTTTTACTTCATATTTTTCTTTAGATTCCTCAACTTTTTTATTTGAATGATTTAACTGTCGATTATGGCGACGTTGTTCTCTACTTTCAGCAGTTTTTATTTGTTCAGGTAACTGTTGATCTGGTGTTTTTGCCTGTTTTGGTACTTCATATTCAACGATTTCAATTTTTGGTTTTATTATTAATGATCCATCATCACCATAATCAATATCAAAATTCTTTGCAAATTTAGTAATAGGAACTTTACTAGACCCAAACATTCCAAAACCACCACCACCTTGATCTTCAAGTTCAATACCATAAGCGTCTGCATAAACTTTTGCAACACCAGGCCCTAAAGATCGACCAACTTCCATCATTATTGACCGTCTTAATTCATTATACGTTGGATCTAAAACTGTATCTTCATTTGCTTTTAATCTTTCAGCAATTGATTCTTGATTTAATCCCATATGTTCTAACCACGTTCCAACATCAACTTTGCCTTCAGTTACTGCTTGTGCAAGCATTTGTTTATGTTGAGTATCATCTGTTAGATTTAATTTGTTCCATCTAACCTTGGGATATAATAAAACTTCTTTAGGATCATTTTTAGAAGTTCCAGGAGCATATTCAATAAAATCATTATTTCTAGCTATTGGTATAAATAAATTTCGTTCAATAAATGATTCTAATACTTCTCTAAATATTGCATACCTTTGATTCAAAACTTCAAGTACAGTTTGTCCACCTGCAAATCTACCTTCACCAAGTAAAACATTTTTATTAATCATTAAACCAACTAATAAATCTTCAGTCACCCATTCTCGTTCTGTCGCTAATTGCATTAGTCCACTACTAGTTCCAACAAGTTCCCAATGTAACTCATAATTAGTAATAATTGCAGAGTCTGGATTCAACATTGCATCTTCAACTTGTTCTCTAATTTCATTTACATCTGCTCTACTAGCATAATCTGCCCAAATTAAATGCTTTGGCGTCAAATGTCTTGTAGCAATGGCATCTTGTGACTGTCTTAATCTATCCTTATAAACTAATGTTTTGAAATTTCTCTCAATAATTGATGTTCCCCAATCAATATAATCTGCTAATTTTCTTGCCAAATGTGAAACATGAGATCCTTCACTAGGATCTGTTGACAATGGTATTTCTTTACCAACATTTACTTTTTCAATGACATCTTCTGATAATGTTCTATATAAAGCACCTGTTTTTTCATCACTTTCTCCAGCATGTACAATATGTCTTAATTTATCATCAGGTACCAAACTAACAGTCATTGAATTTGTCAATCCCAATTTTTCAAGATGAATATAATCAGGATTTAAACATGTTAATCTATCCCATTTTGAACCTGAAGGATTCATTTGTGCCCATGGAAATACATTACCTACTTTATAATACTCAACACCAAACATTAATAATTTGTTAAATAAGTCAATCCCAGTATTGCCAATCATATCAACATAATGTTCTAATACTCTATTAGCTTTCTTTTTATTAACTGATGTTGGAAGATCTAATCTAATTTTAGATAATGGTAGTTCTGAATGCATATCAACAGCAGTTGACACTAATGCATCATATTTATAAAAATAGTTGCACCAGCTATTGATTTCAATCCTATCCTTTGGAAGCATCAATGATGATGGTTCAAAATCAGGATGATAGAATGTAGGTATTGATTGTCTTATATCTGCAGCGGCAGTTTTAGCAAAATGATTTACAATTTTTATTGCCTTATTATTGTGTTTTCTAACAGGTCCTCTATATATTTCTGACTGCAATGATGGCTGAGGCTCTTTAATTGCACTATTCTTAATAGCTGCAGATTTAACAAATTTTATTTTTGGTATTTTTGTCATTATGAACACCTTCCTGAACTATAGTATTTCATAAATTATACTGCCCCGCCAGTATCAACAGTCGTGTTCAAATCTACTATCTTGTTAAGACCCATTTGGTCATTCAATTGTTCAAGTTGATTTACCAATTTTTCTTGTAAACCAGTTTTTTTATCATCTACATTCTTTTCAATATCTTTTAGCTTTTTCATTATACCACTCATATCAGCATTTTCAGTGTCTTCTTCAGCATCTTCACCTTTATCTTCATCTTTAGATTTACCTTTTTTATCAGCTACAGGCGACTTTGCCTCATCCTTTTTTTCAGGTTTTGCATCATTTTTTTCATCCTTTTTTGGACTAGCAGAATCTTCTTCTCCACCTGAAGATCCTTCCAATGTCTGTAATTCTTTTTCTATAGCATCTAATTCTTCAGGAGTTTTTGCATCCTCAATTTTTTTCTCAAGCTCTTTTATTTTTTCATCTTGTGCGCGCTTTGAGATTGCTGAGCTTTCTTTTGTTATCAAATCTTCCAGCCACGGTGGCATTTGGTTCCCTAACATTTTGTTTCTCCTCTCTCATCTTTTTTATTGAAATTAATTGATAAATTTGCAAGCTACAATCTACATCTAAGTATTCTAATTCTTTTTGCAAACTATCAATAGATTGCACAATATTTGCAACTTCATTTTTAATTTTGTTTTTCCTATGTAACAACTTATTGGGTATTGAATCAACAAATGTCATGTTAGATTCAAGATCCCTATAAAATTCAACAGCAGATTGCTTTATATTATCAGCTATATCACTGGATTTTCGTCTACAAGCTTGATAATTTTTTACTTCTTCATCAATATTCATATTATTCTTTGTCTCGTTCTCATTATGCCAAGTTGCCTAGCATAAATCAATTTATCAAAATCTGATCTACCTTTACGTCCAAGATTGACATTAGCCATGCCAATTTCAGCAGATCTTGAAACAACAGATGTAGAAATAATTTTTGCTGCAGATGCATCAGATTCATCATCCATTGCTATAGCAACAACATTAGCTAAAACGTCAGCTAAGTCATCAGTTACTACATCGCCAGACTTAGGCGCTTCAACAACAAATTCTTTTTTTCCAACTTTTTTCTCTTGTAAATAAATTAGTTCGTCAATTCCATCTTTATTATATAAGAGTGATATCTTCCTATCATATATTATAGACCGTAAATTTTTATAAATTTTCATATTATATTGTCTTGAAAAATGCGTTTTTGTAGCATCAATTCCAGCCTTTACAAATTTTTGAATTGACGCAGCAGATTCAAATTGGTCATATACTATTTTAGCAACTCTAAAATTTCTAGTTAAATCTAATACATAATTATCAATGAATTCAATATCAATAAAATCAAACTCTGAAAATTCAGGATCATCTACATGCCATCGTTTCCACTTATCAACTATTGCAATTAATCTACCCAAAGAATCTTTCTCACAGTGAACCATTGCTAATGCATAACCATTATTATTTGTTGCTGGGTCCAGTGCAATATAATGTTTATATCTACCTGTCTGTCTGTCTGTCTCAGGTCTATAAACTGGAATTTTCTTTAATTGACCTTCATCGTCATATTGTTCATCATATCTAATAACACTAACACACTCTCGTATTTTTTCAGGAAATTTAAAAAACCCTGATACTGTCGTTGAAAATTGTGCTCCAAATTCAGTCCAATATGAATCAGGATTCTTTTTATACCGATTTTGTAACCATTCAAAAGTAATTGATACATTCATTTCCCATGTCGGCATCTGCAACATTCGAGTATCTTGATCTTCAAATGACTTAGTATAAATATCATAAAATACACCACTTTTTGTATTTGGGCTTGAAATGTCAATAATCTTACTATCTTTACCAAAAGTTGCTCCCGATGGTGTCAAACTTTCATAAACTTTTTTACCACCTCTATTGCCTTCATTATCAACAAAATGTGCTAACTCATCAAATAAAGCAACAATAACTGATCCACCTCTTGAACCTCTAGCAGAACATAATAATGATTCAATTTTAATTGATGCTCGTTTTTTTAATGGCTTACCGTATCTCTTTTCCTCTTCTTTCATTTTTTTAATATCATGTTTTGTTTTTAAATTTATTTCTTCATTATTGAAACTAGCAATATACGGTAAAAACCACTCACAATTAAATATTCTATTTTGAATTTGTGTAGAAAGTTCTAATGCTTGATCACCTGATGAAGCAACATTAACAATTTTAATTTTTTCATCTTCAGCCATTTTATAATAAGCCTGTGGATTATCTTTTATAATTAATTTGTATGACTCATAAGTTGATATAATAGAAGCAATAAAAGTTTTTCCACCTCGTCTGCCACAAGCTAATAATAGTTCTGATGATGCAAAAATTTCATCAATTGATGTAGATTCTATATTAATTCTCTTTTGATTTATCAGATACTGCGCATATTCTTTTTCAGTAAATAATTTACCTTCTTCATCGTAAGGAAATGATCTTATTAAAATATCTCGTTTTGTATCATTAAATGGTAAATGATAAAAAACTTTTAAAATAAATCGTTGTGCCGGTTGTAAAGTTTTAATATTTAAATAAAATGGCGATTCAATAAATGTTAGAATATCAACCTCAACATCTTCATCTACTAAATTATCACAGTACTCATTAAAGATATCTTCAAATGAAGATACTTGTTGATTTTCTTCAACTTCAACTAATTTTTGTGAAACTTTTGGCATATTAGTTTAAATTCCGAATTGCTTCTTTATGATAACAATTTTTTTCACCACAATCACAAACTAATTGACTAGCAAATTTACTAACCTTATATTTTTCATCAACAATATATGCTGATCCAATTTTAACAATAGTTTCTGGCACATAAACAAATCTTAAATTCTTATCCATGGCTTTCTTAAGTAATAAAATATTAACTGCTGTTCTTAATTTTTTTAATCTTGGATTTTTTTGCAATTGAACTTCAGCACGTTCAAGCTCTCGTCTAATTGTTGATCGTGGTATTCTTTGACCTTTACTTTCAAATTCATTTGAAATTTCACCTATACTCATTGGTTTACCTTCAACAGTTAAACCATATGTCATTTTAATCAATTGTTCTCTTAATGGATCACCTAATTCACTAATTGCTTTTAAAACTTCATCTGATGTTCTAGCTTTAATAACTTGTTGTTCAGGTGTATCATAAAATGGACTTTCAGCGGGTAAATCTTCAGGTGGTATATCTGTAGATATCTGTTCTGGACCTATTACTTCATGCAATGTTCTAGATTTTTCATCGGCATCACTAACTTCAGATTCTAATGAGATAGCTTCACTAGTAAGCAGATTTGAAATTTCACCTGGTGTCACAGTAATCTTTAAGTTAGGATCTGCATTAATATCTCTTGCCATCTGTTCAAGATTTGGATATCGATCATCTGGATGATTATGTATATATTTTTGAATTATTCTAAGTTTTTTTCTATCAGTAGGCTCCATTGTTACTGTCCGTCTAAATACTTTACGAACTTCACTTTTTAAATGATTATTTAATGTTATTTTTAAATAATTAAATAACCCTGGATTATTAGGATCAGCTCTTCCCAATGTATCAACAAATATCAATTGAGCCATTTGTTTTATATCTTCTAAATCTTCACGAGATGGATACCTCGAACCAATAACACGTTTAATTGCAGCACCTATCATTGGCATAAAATTATCCTGCAATTTTTCAAACTCTGCTTGAGATCCCGTTGTTTGAAAAGTCTTAAGTGAATTTTGTACTTGCGGTAATGTCATTTTAAAATTCTTAAAATCTTCATCATCACCATCTTTTAATTCCCTAAATTTGTCACTAGGTTTTGCTGTTAAAGTTCTTCTAGAACCAGGATGTTTTTTCAAATATACTCTTTGCTCATCTAAAGTTAATTCATCCCAATCGCGAGAGCATTTTACAACATTTGCTATTTTACTATTTAATAACCTTTCTAATATCAAAACCTTAAACATATTTAAACTCCTTTATTCCTTCAATAAATGATTAAGCTCATCCCTTTTTGTTATGCCTGCGTCACTTTTAGCTTTATTTATAACAGTATTAGCACTATTTTGTTTTTGTAAAATTACAGATATTCTTTCAGACTCTTTCTTTTTTACTTCATCTTGTGATATATTACCATATTGTTTTTTCTGTCTTTTATTTTTATTATCATAAATCGCTTGCCATCTTTTATTAGCGTCTTCACCCACAATCTTGTCAATAGATGTGTTAGTACTATTCTTTACTACAAAACTAGTTGATGACATAATCTTTTCAGATTCATTACCGCAAACGGGACACCGAGCATCAAAGTTATTTAATGTTTTTAACTCTTCAAATTTTTGACCACAAGTTTTACAAACAAATTCATAAATCGGCATATAAATCTCCTTCATTTTTAAATTTAAGTCTGCTTTATTCCGACAACTTTCTCAAAAAATGTATCTAATTCCAATCTTAACTGTATTTTTTCTTTAATCTTATCAGCAGATACATCAATAGCTCTTTTATATACCTCAAAAGCTATACTGGTGAATTTATCTTTTAACAATTTAATAGAATCTTTCAATTCCTCTCGAGAAATTAGTCTATCACCAATATACCACATATCAATAAATTCGCAACCTAATTGAAATAAATACTCGACTTTCTCATCAACAAAAACTTCAAATTCAGAATTTGATAAATTAGAAAATTCATCACTTAAAAAAGATGTCTTTATACAGTCTTTAATATCTTCACGTAACATCGATTCAACAAATCTATTATAACTAATGTAATCTTCATGAGCACTTATACTTATACTTTCATGTAACTTTTTACTAAGTAAATTAGCATAATCTGCCAATAATATTGATTTGACATTCTTGAGTTTTTGTTCAACATATGTCATTTGTATATTAATAATTTCAATATAATCAATTCGACAATTTTTTGTAACAATTTCAGATGTTTTTGCAACTATATAACTAAAGTCAATATTATGTGGACAATTTTTATGAGGTACATCTTTTCCACTACGTCTTAAATTGTCAAATGATAAAAATGAATTTCCAATTTTTAAATTTGGTTTTGTAATTATTATAAATAATGTCACACACAATACAACAAAAATAATTGTCACTATTACTTTTTGATCTGACGCATATATAAATATTTTTGCAATTGAATCCCATACACCAGTTGCTTTAGTCGTATCAATCATGTTATCCTCATTCTATATGTAAACTCGAATTTTTGTCCTATCCTTATATCTTTTACCAAAACAATCTGTACAAACAACTTCACCATATGCTATTTCAATAATTTCATGTGTCTTTTTATCAACAATTTCAATCGGTATTCTTAACATTGAATCCTTTATCTCATTGCAGTCTGGACATCTTAATCCAGTCCTAATATTCATATTAATCTCTCCCATTGAAATTAATTTTATAAATTTCAAAATACAGTATTCTAACACTTCAATTTTTCAAATAGACAACACACAAGATTTATAAAATTATAAACCGATAAGAAGGAAAATTAAGGGGTAGGAAACTAATCTTTTTTGGATTTTTTGTGGAACTTAAATTCTATAGGAGTACCATCAAGAGAAAACATTCGTTTACAACGCGGAAATTTCGAACATCCACCAAATTGCTTACCAGATTTTTTGCCTGTTCTAATAATAATCGGTGATCCACATTTATCACAAACAACACCTGTAAGATATTCTGCCGGCTTTTTCTCTACTATTAAAGGTTGATTATTTGTACCAATTTTAAAGATCGCTTTACACGGTTTATCTTTATTTGTATAACCTGCGCAACCATAAAAATAACCATATTTACTAAATCGCTTAACTAATTTATTTTTACCACAAGTTGGACATATTATATCTGTTTCCTCATATTTTTTAGTATCATCTTTTCTAACATTATTCAATCTTTTCTTTAATTCAATAAAGAAATCATCAACTACTTTATACCATATAACATCACCAGAAACTATTGCATCTAATCTGTCCTCTACTCTTGCAGTATAATTCAAGTTCATCAATTCTGGAAATGATTGTAATAAATACCTTGCAACTTTTTTTCCTAATTCTGTAGGCACAAAAGCTTTACCATTCTTTTCAATATAAAATCTCGCCAATAATGTTGATACGATCGTTGCATAGGTCGACGGTCTACCAATTCCTTGTTCTTCTAATGTTTTAACTAATGATGCAGTATTATATGCAGCTGGAGGTTTTGTAAAATGTTGCTTGCTATCAACAACTGTTAATTTTACAATTTCATCTTCTTGAACTTGAGGTAATAATTCATCTTTTGAATCACTATACGGCCAATATTTTAAAAAACCATCAAATACTAATGTTTGACCATTAGCAACAAATATATGTTTTTCATTATCTGATTCAACTTCAACTTTTGTTACGTCAAATTCTGCATCAGACATTTGACAGGAAACAAATCTATAATAAATCGCTTCATACAATTTATATTCATCATCAGGTATACTTTGCCTAACTTGACTTAAAGTAAATTCTAAATGTGCAGGTCGAATACCTTCATGAGCTTCCTGTGCAGATATATTTTTTGATTTAAATATTCGTGGACTTTCAGATAAATATTTTTGTCCCTCTTTATCTAAAATAAATTGTCTGACTGCACTTAAAGCTTCAGAACTAATATTTACAGAATCTGTTCTATGATAAGTAATTAATCCTGTAGAATCATGACCAACAATTTGAAAACCTTCATATAACCTTTGAGCATTTTTCATTGTTCTATCACCATCCCAACCAAAAGATGATGAACAAAATTGCTGTAAAGAAGCTGTATTAAACAATGGTGATGGTGATCGTTTTTTCTTCGTTTTTGTTGTAGATTTAATCGACCACTTTTTGACATCTCTAATCAATTCTAAAGCAGCATCCGTCTGCTGCTTATTAACTAATTTTTCATCGCTTTTATAATTTGCAGAAAATATATTATTTCTTGGCGTTGAAAATTTACCTGTTATATCCCAATATTCTTCTGGTTTAAAAGCATCAATTTCATCTTGTCTTTCAACAATCAATTTTAACCCAATTGATTGAACTCTACCAGCAGATGTTCCTTTACAAACATATTTCCATAAAATCGGTGATACTTTGAATCCTACTAAAAAATCTAATACGGATCTTGCCTGTTGAGCATTATATAAATGTTCATCAAGTGTCGTAGGATTTTGAATCGCTCGTAATATTGCTGATTTAGTTATTTCCTGAAATCTTGCGCGTTTAATAGGACATTTTTTTCCTACAACAAATTTTGCAATATGCATTCCAATAGCAGTACCTTCTCTGTCGTCATCAGTTGCTATTATAACTTCATCGCATTCTTTTGCTAATGCTCTTATTTCATTAATGACTTGCTTTTTCTTAGGTATTGCAATATAATTTGGTGTATAATTATTTTCAATATCTATTGCAGTAACTTTTGGTTCAATTTGATAACAGTGACCCACACTGGCTTTTACCCTATATTCAGGCCCCAAAAACGATTGAATCACTCTTACTTTACCTGGAGATTCCACAATAAATAATTTCATGTTTGTACCTTTATCACTTTTAGCGGCAATTTTGAATCATCAGGCCATTCCATTTGATAACCACAAAACTTCCACCAATTATCACCAAGTTTGCGAATATGGTCCTTCCATTTTTTACTTCGTTCATATTCACGTTCAAACTGCCAACTTGGATTATTCAAAAAAATTGGAGATGGTGGATTCAATTTTTTCCATGTTTCATACTCATTTTTACAAAACATTATCCATTCTTGTTCTAATTCAAAACTAATATCATCTGAATTTTCATTCATTTAACTTTACTTGCAAGATAATCAACTAAATCATCAAGTTTGTGAAAATTAGCAATATCTTCATCGGGAATTTCAAGACTAAAAGCTTCTTCCGTAGCAATTATAAGATTTACACAATCTAAAGAATCAATGTTAAAGGCAGTGGCATCATCTACTATGTCGATACAAAGTTCGTCAGCAATAATTTGTTTTAATTTGTCTTTAATAGTATTTCTATCCATAAATTATCCTTTCTAATCTTCATCTTTTGATTCAATAACAGCATCATCAACATCTGATTCTTGAATACCCTCAAGCATTTTTTCATCAGTAACTACACCGATATATGCTACAGCAGCAATTGAATCATCCTTTAGTTTTTGAATTTTACAACCTTGTGTATTTCGACCAAGTTTATGAATTTGATTTATTCTTAATCTTATTAATATCCCCTTTTGTGTAATGACAATAAATTGTTCATCTTCATTTTCAATAACATTTGCAGATATAATCTTTCCTGTAACAATATTAACATTCATGCAAATTATACCACAACCACCTCGATTCTGTGTTCTAAATTTTGTTAATACAGTCTTTTTAGAATATCCACGCTCAGTAACAACTATTAAACAACTTGATTCAATTTTTATCAAATTTGAAGAAACAATACAATCATTATCTGATAATTTAATTCCTCTAATACCAATACTATGTTTTCCTGCAGCTCTAACAGAACTACTTGGAAATCGAATTGACATTCCTCCTCTTGTAACTAATAATAAGTCAACATCATGATCCAATAGTTTTACATCTACTAATGAATCATCATTTTCCAAACCAATTATCATTGTACCCGTAGATCGAGGTCTTTGTAATTTCTCAGCTTTTAATTTCTTAACCTGACCATTTTTGGTAACAATAATAAAATGCTTACCTGTTAAATCTGATATTGGAATAACCCTAACAACTTTTTCATTTTCATTTAATTTTAAAATATTTAATATTGAACTACCGGCTGCAGTTCTTCCCAAAGAGGGTATGTCATAAGCATTCATCTTATAACATAAGCCTTTATTTGTAAAAACCAATGTATAACTTCTAGTTGATAGTTGAAAAATACTTTCTACATAATCTTCATCCTTAATATCAACACCAATTAATCCTCTTCCTTTAACATTTTGCAATTTATATTCAGTTACTGGTGTTCGTTTAACTAATCCATTATGAGTAACTGTGATAACAACATCTTCCTCTTGTATTTCCTCAATATCATCAATATTTTTTTCATTCTCATCAATATCTAAAATCTTCGTCTTTCTTTCATCTCCAAACCGTGTTTTAATATCAATCAATTCATCTTTTATTTGCTTAATTATCAAATCTTCAGATTCTAAAAATTCGGTCAACTTTTTGATAATTTTGGCAATTTCTATATGGTCATTAACAATTGTATCGCGTTCAAATTGAGCTAATTTCTGAATCCTCAAATCTAGAATTGCTTTGATTTGAATATCATCCAATCCATATTTTCTTAATTTTGTATATGTTTCCTCAGTCGAAGAAGATGTTTTAACATCTATCAATATTTGATCCAAATTATCAAAGACAATTAAAAATCCTTCTAAAATATGACATCGTTCTTTGTTCTTTCTTAATTCAAATTCGGCGCGTCTAATAACAATATCTTTTCTATGAATTAAAAAATGTTTAAATATTTCCTTCAATCCAACCATCCTTGGCATGTTATTTACTAATGCTCTCATATAAATAGCATGCTTACATTGCAATTCTGTGCGTCGATATAAAGTATTCAAAACCATTGAAGCTTGAACACCTTTTCGTAATTCAATTACAATCCTAGTTCCTGTTTTATCAGATTCATCTCGCAGATCAGCTATACCATCAATACCTTCTAACTTTTCTTCCTTACTCTGATATAACTCCGCAATACGAGTAATTAAATTTTCTCTATCTAATTGATATGGTAATTCCGTAATGATAATCCTATGTTTTTTGCCTTTTTCATCAATTTCTGCTTTTGCTCTTAAAGTAACAGAACCTCGACCAGTTTCATAAATTTGAGCAAGATTTGTTTTAAACATATAAGCACCAGATGGAAAATCTGGACCTTTAATATACTGCATCAATTCCTGAACAGTAATATCTTCATTAGCAATATAAGCAATTAAAGCATCAACTACTTCAGTTAAATTATGTGGTGGAGTAGATGTAGCCATACCGACTGCAATTCCAAGTGATCCATTTATCAAAAATAGCGGCACTTTCGTTGGCAATACTTTGGGTTCCTGTAACGTACCATCATAATTTGGCATAAAATCCACAGTATCTTTATCAAGATCTGCCAATATTACATCATCCGAGATTTTTGCCAATTTCATTTCTGTATATCGATGAGCAGCTGGAGGATCTTCTAACGATCCAAAATTTCCTTGACCAAAAATTAACGGATATCTTGTAGTAAAAGGTTGTACTAATCTAACAGCAGCTCCATAACTTTCACCGTGAGGATGATATTTGGCCATTACAGTGCCAACAACATTTGCAGATTTTTTTGTAACTTTATTATTGGTTAAACCCATTTCATGCATTGTATATAAAATTCTACGAGCAACAGGTTTTAACCCATCACAAATATCTGGTAATGCTCTTTCCTTAATAACACTTAAAGCATAAGCCAAATACATCTTTGGTAAAATTTCGTGCGCTTTAACGTCAAATTGACCAATTTCTATGCCAATATTAACGTCAACTTCGTCGCCTTCATCAATATCATCTAATTCATCAGACATTCTTACCACCATCTTTTCATATGTTCACGAAGCTTTTTAAAATCATTTGTCATCATTGCATCATTAGCAAGTTCTATCAATTCATCTTGAAATATTCCATAAGCAAAATTATATATTCTTGCTTTCTCATTAGCATTTATAGTTTTTTCAATATAATAAGCACATTTATTTGCACTATGAGCATGTGCACCGTTTCCAAAATTTTTTAATTTCCTAATTACTTCTTCTGCTTCATTTTTTTGATCTAATATCTCATTAAATTTTCGTTCTAACATATTAAGCATCAATTTCAGATTCATCAATTGTTAAAGCATTTGTTGTAATATATTCTTTTCGAGGACCAACGTCATCACTCATTAATATTTTGAAAATATTATCAGTTTCTATGTCATCAGTAATAATAACTCTTGCGAGTCTTCGCGTTTTAGGATCCATTGTTGTCACAGCTAATTGTTCAGGATTCATTTCACCTAAACCTTTAAACCGTGTAATAATTGCGCTTTCTGCATTCTTAGCATTTTTCTTCCATGCTGTCAATTCTTCATCATCATTTACATATTGATCATGTTTACCTACTCTTATTTTATATAATGGAGGCTGTGCTAAATAAATATGACCTTCTGTTATCAATGGTTTCATATATCGATAAAATAATGTTAATAATAATGATCGAATATGAGCGCCATCAACATCGGCATCCGTCATAATAATAACTTTTGAATATCGTAATTTTGATAGATCATTTGTTTCAATGTTATATCCAATAGAAGCAATTAATGATTGAATTTCTTTATTATCCAATATTTTCGTTAATACATTCTTTTCAACATTTAATACTTTACCTTTTAATGATAATACTGCTTGAAAATCCCGATCTCTACCTTGTTTTGCAGACCCGGCAGCACTTTCTCCTTCAACAATCAATAATTCACATTTTTCAGGATTTTTGCATGAACAATCAGTCAATTTTCCAGGTAATGAAAATGATGACAAAATATTTTTTCGTCGAACAGTATCCCTTGCTTTTCTAGCCTCTTCAGCTGCAATACATGCCTGAGCAATTTTACCAGCAATTGCCATTGCTGTATCATTAAATTCTGCAAAATAATCATTTATTGCTTTTAAAACTTGATCGTAGACTATTTTTTTGATTTCTGGATTACCTAATGTAGATTTTGTTTGACCTTCAAATTCAGGATTAGGTAATTTTATGGAGATGATAGCTGTTAGACCTTCAAGAATATCTCTTGGTGTTGGTCTAATATCTAATCCTTTATATAATTTTTTCTTTTCTGAGTAAATAAGAATAGCATCTAATAATGCAGATTTAAATCCAGATAAATGTGATCCACCATCTCGAGTATTTACATTATTTGCAAATGATAAAACTTCTTCTGAATATGTTTTATTATATTGAAATGCTATTTCAATTCTTATTTTTTCAATTTGCTCATCCAAATAAATAATTGGACTAATTACTTCTTTGTCATTATTTAAATTTTCAATAAATGCAGTTATTCCACCATCAGAGAAAAATTCAACTTTTTCATTAGTTTTTTCATCTAAAAGAATTATTTTAACGCCTTTATTCAAATACGCCAATTGTTGTAATCGATTATAAAGAATTTTGTATTGAAATTCAATAGTTTGAAAAATACTATGATCAGGTTTAAACTTAATTTCAGTTCCAGTTAACTTAGAACTTTGGCCTTTAATAAGAGGACCTGTAATTACCCC